GGATCTGGAGATAACGTATTTGACGCAAAACAACTTGAATATATAAAACAAAATACAATACAAGATGCCCCAAATAAAATGATGGGAAATTCATTATGGTTATGGAAAGACCCAGTTCCTGGACATAAATACATAATGGGTGTTGACGTTTCTCGTGGTGATAGTGAAGATTTTTCTTCAATTCAAATTATTGATTTTGATGAGAGAGAACAAGTATTAGAATATGTTGGAAAGATACCACCAGACGCTTTAGCTGAAATTGCATACAAGTGGGGTTTAATGTATAACGCATTTTGTGTTGTCGACATTACCGGTGGTATGGGTATTACAACCGTTAGAAAAATGCAAGAGCTTGGATATAAAAGTCTTTATATTGACGGTGTTGATACTATGAATATTTGGGCCGTTAATAAATCATCTGTCGATAAAATACCAGGAATTAACTTTAACAATAAAAGAGTCCAAATTGTTGCGGCATTTGAAGAATATGTTAGACATAAATTTAAAATAAAAAGTGTTAGACTATACAATGAAATGAACACTTTTGTTTATGTTAATGGTAGACCGGATCACCAAAAAGGACAACACGACGACCTTATTATGGGTATATCTATGGCAATATATGTTGGCGAATCATCATTTTCAAAGTTAGAAAAAGTTACAGAAAAAACAAAAATTATGATAGATTCTTGGACTGTAGCAAATAATGATGCTGTTGCAAAAGAAGTTTATTTTAACCCAACATTACCAAATATGAATATTAAAAATGAAAGTTTTAATCGTGATTTTTCAGGGCCATCAAAAAAAGATTATATGGAGTATTCTTGGTTATTTGGTAAGAGATAATATTTATTATTATGGGATTGAGTCGTAGAAAAAAATCTGGAAAAAAAATTGGCGGGTCAAGACTTATTGTTGACGGACAAGAAATCTATTCAACAAAAACTTTTCAACCAAGTTTTAATAAAAAAAGAAAAAGATATGAAGATTTTGTTGAAGCACCATTAATTGTACCAACAACCACAACTACAACAACAATACCAATTGAAACTTGTAATCTTGAAACACAAAATTTTGATAATTTAATTACACAAAATAATTCTAATATCATATTTTGTTAAAACATTTATAAAAAAAAGAAAATTATTAGATTTTAAATATGGAACAAAATAATCTAACAATATGGCAAAGATTGTCCAAAACATTTGGACCAAACTCACTTCTTGATATGGATTACCCAACATATAAGTTGGACAAAAAAGTATTATTAAGAACACCGGATAAAGAAAGATATGAACAAGAAAAGTTGCAAATGCAACAAAGTTTATATATTTCAGATAACTGGAAAAAAATTGAAAATAATTTATACGCACAAGCGGTTTATTATGAACCAAATAGGATTTCAGCTTTCTATGATTACGAATCAATGGAATATACACCAGAAATCTCAACAGCATTAGATATATATTCTGAAGAATCAACAACACCAAATCAAGATGGTTATGTTTTACAAATATATTCCGAATCAAAAAGAGTTAAGGCAATCTTAGCCGATTTATTTAATAAAACTTTAGATGTTAGTATTAACTTACCAATGTGGGTTAGAAATACTTGTAAATATGGTGATAATTTTGTTTATTTAAAATTGGACCCAGAAAAGGGAATTGTTGGTTGTTTACAATTACCAAATATTGAAATTGAAAGACTTGAAAGGGGAATGGAAGCTAGAACAATTAGCGCAAACATTGGTACAGACATTCAGTTTAAAAATAAAACAATGAAGTTTGTTTGGAAAAACAAAGATATGGAATTTAACACTTGGGAAATTGCACATTTTAGATTACTTGGTGATGATAGAAAACTTCCATATGGAACATCAATGTTAGAAAAAGCTCGTAGAATCTGGAAACAATTAGTATTAGCAGAAGATGCAATGTTAATTTATAGAACATCAAGAGCACCAGAAAGAAGGGTATTTAAAGTTTACGTTGGTAATATGGATGATAAAGACGTTGAAGCTTATGTACAACGTGTTGCAAATAAATTTAAAAGGGATCAGGTCGTTGACTCAAAAACAGGTAATGTTGATTTGAGATTTAATCAAATGGCTGTAGATCAAGATTATTTTATTCCGGTTAGAGATGCGACACAACAAATGCCGATAGAAACTTTGGCTGGTGCTGCTAATTTATCTGAAATTGCAGATATTGAATATATCCAAAAGAAACTTGTAACAGCATTAAGAATACCAAAGGCTTATCTTGGTTTTGAGGAACCGGTTGGTGATGGTAAAAATTTATCCTTACTTGATATTCGTTTTGCTAGAACAATTAATAAGATTCAAAAATCTATGATTGCCGAACTTAATAAAATTGCAATTATTCATTTATTTTTATTAGGTTTTGAAGATGAGTTACATAACTTTACGCTAGGTTTAACAAATCCATCTAAACAAGCTGATTTATTAATGATCGATGTTTGGAAAGAAAAAGTAACTCTTTATAAAGATATGGTTACAGAAATCCCAAATACAATACAACCAACATCAGCAACTTGGGCTAAAAAACACATTTTTGGTTTTTCTGATGAAGATATTAAACTTGAGATTCAACAGATAAGATTAGAGAGAGCTGTTGCTGGAGAAATAGCAAATACAGCAACAGTAATTACACATACTGGATTATTTGACACTGTTGATAAATTATATAAAACTGTTTCTGGTGAAACAGTTAGTGCTGGAGGAGCAGCTGGAGGTGGGGCACCTGCAGGTGGAGCACCAACACCACCACCAGGCGGTGAAGCTCCTTTAGCTGATAGTGTTGAAAAAACAAATTTAAATATATTATTAGAAAGTGATGCGTTATTTGGTGATGAATACATTGATTTATCGAAAGGTAAAAATTCTTTAGGTTTAATAGAAAGTGAGTTGGATAAATTACTAAATGGTTGATATTTATAAAAAAAATTAAATATGAAATTCGGTTTACTAAAGTCTAAAATAGAAAAGTGTTTGTTAGAATCATACACAAATGATACTCTAAAAAGAGATTTATTTGTTTTTAGAGAATTAATTACAAAAAATAAAAATCTAAATAAGTTATATTATCTATATGATGAATTATCAAAAAACAAAGGTTTAAATGAATCTGTTGCAAATGAATTTATTAATGAAAGTATAACAATTTATGAAAATACAATTAATAAAATACCTAAATCAATTTTTGATGAATTACAAATGTGGGTAGGTCACATAAAAACTAGTAATTCATACGAAAATGTTGATAACTTATTTTCAACTAACATATTAAAATTAGAAAGTAAATTAGAAAGTAAAAAAATTATTTTAGAAACTTTAAAAAAAACAGAAGAGAAAGAAGAAATTGTTTTAGAAAATATTTCAGTAAATGATATTGTTAATGTTGCAAATAAAACTGTAAAAAATTATTTAAAAACACTTTCTGAAAATGAAAAAAGAAAATTAGAAACAATTTTATTAGAATCTGATGAAAAGTTAGAAATTAAATATGGTGTGATAAAAGAAGATGTTATTGAAAAATTAAATGATTTAAAATTAAATGAGTCTGAGACCGATGTTTTATCTAAAATAGATGAAACAATAAAAAAAGTTGAGTCAGAAAAATATGATAAATTAAATTATTTTAAATTACAACAATTAAATAAAAGTCTTTAATTACCTAGATTTAATTTTTGTCTGTATTTTGCTTTACTTATTTCATTTCTCCTCTCAACGGATTTTTTAGTAAATTCTTTTCTGTAATTAAGATGTGAGTTTTGTCTGGTTTTTATTACCTTACTCTTTAATTCTTTAATTGCTCTTTCGATGTCGTTTTTTTTTACTTTTACTATTAACATATTTTTTATAAGATTTTTATATATTGATATATATTTCAAATTTATGTAAATTTCTTAAAAATAAACATTATATGTATGAAAAAAAATTATGAAGAAAGGAAAAACAACCAAAATAAATGGTTTTAGAACTTCAAAAGTCCAGTACGGAACAGTAGACTCAAAAAATTTTAAATCACTTTACTTAAACTTACAAACTTGGGCTGAACCAAAAGACGACTATGAAAATTGGAATAGAATTGTTTTAAATATGAATAGAGCAATAAAACATTCAATTTACAAAAATATTGATACAAAATTATTTGATCAAAAATTTATTGTTGATTTAGATTTAAGAACAAGTGGATTACAAATAAAAAAGAAATCATTTATGAATTTAGAAATAAATTTATTTTTAATTGATGAAATAGATTTTAAATCGACAAAATTAAAAAAATCATTAAAAAATATAATAAAAGAATTATATTTAGATGTTTTAACAAAAAACGAATATTTTAAATTTTATTTAACTAAAAATGGTAATACTAAATTAATTAAGGTAAAAACTGAAAAGGTATAATATTTATTTAAAAACATTTAAAATGAAAATATTAGCACCTAATGAAATTGGTAAAGGAATTCTTATTGAATATGATGCCGGTTATATAAATCCAAGAACAGAAAATAATCATTATATTATGGAATCCAAAAATTTTTTGGATTACTCAAAACCATTTGAGTTTTATGCTGTTTTACAAAAATATAATACACCAAATAGAAATGGAAGAGTCTATCCGGAAAAAATTCTAAAAAGAGAAGCTGAAAATTATAAAAAGATGATTGAAAAGGGGACTTCACTTTCAGAATTAAACCACCCAGAATCTTCATTAATTGATTTAGATCGAGTCGCTCACATAATAACTGATGTTTGGTGGGATGGTCCAGTACTATTAGGTAAATTAAGATTACTTACAAGTCCTGGATTTCACGAAAGAGGTATTTGCTCAACAAAGGGAGATTTAGCAGCAAATTATCTTAGACAAGGGGTTACTCTTGGTATTTCATCTCGTGGTGTTGGTTCACTTAAAAAAGTTGGTGAAACAAATGAAGTACAGGATGATTTTGAATTAATTTGTTTTGACCTTGTTTCTTCACCATCAACACCAGGTGCGTATCTATTTTTAGATAAAAATGATAGAATGAAATATGAAGAAAATCTTGATGAAGAGAAAAAAATGACAATAGAAAGAAATGTTGGTGATTCTGGCAACAAATCTCTTGACTTAATGAAAAGATTATCCGATTATTTGGGTAAATAAAAAAAATATGGAACAAGGAGAAAAATATTTCGTAGCAAAAATTACATCAGATTTGTTAGATAGTGAATCTGGAAGAGTAAAAAAAATGAAAGAAGAAAAGTTAGTTTTAGGTTATTCACCAACAGATGTTGAGGCAAAAGTAACAAAAGTTTATGAACATTATACGATGGATTGGAGAATAACATCAATCACTGAAAGTAAAATTGATGAAGTAATTAATTAATTTTAAAAATTATTTTTCAAAAAAGGGAGGACAAATGTCTTCCCTTTTTTATTTTATATGAATTTTTTAACAATATGTAATATTTATATTGTAAAGAACTAATAAATGGCAAAAGAAAACATTGTAGAGAACACATTATTCCAAATAAAAAATTTGGAAGAGTCTCTTAAAAAAAATGCACAAGGAATACTTTCT